CCTGGCCGGTGGTGCGACGGCGCCCGCGCGCTGACGATGGCCCAGATCATGCGTCTGGCCTTCAAGAGTAAGATCGGCGACGGAGAGGCGGTGGCCGTCGTGCTCTGGGATGAAGGTTCGGTCGGTCCTGGCGCCGCTCGCTACGCCACGCGCGTGCAGCTCATCGATCCGGACCGGTTGAGCAATCCTTTCGAGGCGCCTGATACCGACCATATGCGTGGCGGTGTCGAAACGGACTTGCTGGGCGCTCCGATCGCTTATTGGTTTCGGCGTGCGGAGCCGAACGCCTGGTTTGACACTGCGGCCTCCATGATCTGGGACCGGTTCGAGCGTGAGACGCCCTGGGGGCGCTCGATCGTCGTGCATGACTTCGATCGGCGCCGTGTCGGCCAGCATCGCGGGATGCCGATCCTGCTGCCGGTCATTCCGCGCTTCAAGATGCTGAGCCGCTACGACCAAGTGAGTCTGCAGCGCGCCGTGCTGCAGGCCCTGATCGGGATCTTCGTGAAGTCCCCTTACGACACTGACATGGTGCGCCAGGCGATGGAGTCCGACGGCCAGGATCTGGGTGCCTATCAAGGCATGCGTGAGGCGTTCGGAGACGCGCACCCGCCGATGGTGATGGGCGGCGTTCGAATCCCCAAACTGTTCCCGGGCGAGTCGATCGAGACCGTAAAGGCGGACAATTCACTGTCCGAATTCGAGGCGTTCGAACATGCGGTGCTGCGCTCGATCTCGGCCGCGACGGGCGCGAGCGCCGAGGAAGTGTCCCGCGACTACTCGCGGGTCAATTACAGCTCTGCCCGCGCGGCCATGCTGGTCTCCTGGAAGACGCTCCTCCGTCGCCGGCAGGATTTTGCAGCCGGGACGGCAAATCCGATCTATGCCGCCTGGCTCGAGGAAGCGGTCGACCGAAACCACGTGCCACTGCCGGCCGGAGCGCCTGATTTCGCCGATTGGCGTGCCGCCTATGCGGCTTGCCGCTGGATTGGCCCGGGCCGCGGCTGGATCGATCCGGTGAAAGAGCGTCAGGGCGAGGTGCTCGGCATGGATGCCGGGTTCAGCACTCTGGAATCGGTCGTGTCCGAGATTTCCGGCGCCGATTGGCGAGATGTGCTGCAGCAGCGTGCCGTCGAAGTCGCCGAGTTCAAGCGTCTCGGCCTGAAAATGCCGGACTGGGCGGCTGGTGGCGCAGAAGCCAATGCCGCTTTCGACGAAAGCAAGCCGAGGCCCGCATGACAAAACCAGACTGGCGGTGCGGCGCGTCTCGCGCGCTGCCGATCAACATGGAGCGCGCCTGGGAGGATGCCTGGGATGGCGAGGCCGCGGCACGGCGGATGCTGAATGCGGCTGGCATCGGTGGGCGCAACCCGCGCCCAGAGCAGGCGCGGCGTGGTTTTGCGTTCTATGACGCGCAGAATCCAAATGCGCGCGCCGGCTACAAGCTGCCCTTCGCCGACATGATTTCCGGTGAGGTCACCGTCCTCCGGAGTGGGATTGACGCTGCGCGGGCCGAGATCGGCTTCCGCACCACTGACCGGGACAAGCTGCGCGCGCAGCAGATCCTGGCGCATTACGAGCAGCGCCTCTCCGTGTCCAGGCCAGCCCGCAGCGGCGCGCCCGTCAGTGTCCCGGCGCCTCGCCCGATGAGCCGCGCGAACATGTTGCCACATCTGGCGCAGCGCATGTTCAACACGCCGCTCGCGCTGCATCCCGCGAAAGCGGAGATCATCATGGCAGCGCTCGCCGATCGCTTCGGCGTGTCGAAGCTGCTGCGCGCCGACGGCGAAACCGTCATGCTGGCCGGCTACGATCTCGACGACAGCGACGCGCGCCCGCAGCGCGGCTACGATGTGATAAGCGGCGCCGGGATCATCCCCGTCTGCGGCACATTGGTGCAGAAGCTCGGCAGCATCAGGCCCTATAGCGGCATGACGGGCTATGACGGCATCCGCTTCAACCTGTCGGCGGCGCTCGACGATTCCGATGTGCGCGGCGTCGTGCTGGACATCGACAGTCCCGGCGGCGAGGTCGCCGGCCTGTTCGACCTGGTCGACGCCATCTATGCCGCGCGCGGTCGGAAGCCGATTTGGGCCATCCTCGACGAGCATGCCTACTCCTCGGCCTACGCCATCGCCTCGGCCGCGGACCGCATCGTCGTGCCGCGCACCGGCGGCACGGGCAGCATCGGCGTCATCGCGCTCTTCGCCGATATCTCAAAGATGCTGCAGGCCGGCGGGATCACGGTGAACGTCATCCAGTTCGGGGCCCGGAAGGCGGACGGCATGCCTTCCATCCCGTTCTCGCCGGAGGCGCGCGATCGGTTTCAGACCGATGTCAACACGCTAGGCGAACTCTTTGTGGCCACGGTCGCGCGCAACCGCGGCATCGATCCTGGACTTGTGCGCGCAACTGAAGCGGACGCCTTCCTCGGAGCCAAGGGTGTCCGGCTTAAACTGGCCGACGCAGTCGCGTCGCCCGATGCGGCATTTGCCGAGTTCCTTCAAACACTCTGAGGAAAATTCGATGGCTTTTAGATTTCTCGGCATCGGGGCGGGCAACCGCGCCGCGGCCAATCGTCGCCGTCTTCTGGCCACGACCGCGCATACGCGCGCCGAGGCAGAATCGGAGGAGGACATGCGCCAGCGGCACGCGGAAGAGCTCCGCGGGGCCGGATATGACGACGAGCCCGAAGACGGCGCCTCGAGAAATCCGCCGCCAAAGCCGGCGAAGCCGAAAGGTGAGGAAGAAATGGAAGACGAGTCCATGCGCAGCGGCGATGTGCTGCCGCCGGACGACGCCCCGGATCCCGATGCGCCGCCCGTGGAACAAGATCCAGAAGGTGGTGACGACGGCAGCGAGCCGGACGATGACGCCGAGGACGAGGAAGACGAGGCGATCGACCGCGAGCCCGATGAGGAAATGCGCCGCGCCAAGCGCGCGAAGCTTCGCCGCAAGCGTCGTGCAGCCGCGCGTGCGGCAGAGCGCAGCCGTTGCGCCCGTATCTTCCAGGAGCCGGCAGCCGCGCGCAACACACCGCTCGCCGCACAGCTCGCCTTCAACACGACCCTGTCCGCGACGCGCGTGACCGCAATCCTTCGCACCGGTGGCAATGGCGGCGGCCTTGCCGCGCGCATGGCCGGTTACGGCGCGCCCGCAGCCGCCGTCGGCAGTGGTGCCGGTGCGCCGGCGGGTGCCGCGCCGAAGGCCATCGCCACGTCCTGGGACGCGGCGATGAGCAAAGCCCGTAACTGGTAAAGGACGCGACCGATGGTTTCCCCTGTGCTCAACGAGCATTTTTATGATGGCGCCTTCCTTGTGCGGGAAGCTGCAGGCAATCGCTCCCGCGACCCGGGCGTGATGGGCAATTCCGGCGGCTCCGATCTATTTCTGGACCCCGGCCTGGTGGTGACGCAGACCACCACGGGCGCGATCACCTCCGCCGCGAAAGCAGGCGGCAACACCGGCACCGGTTCGGTCGGCGCTGCAACCGCGGGTCTTGGCACTCAGGTCGGCGCCTATACGGTCGCCTTCACCGCGGCCACCGTGTTCTCGGTCTTCGATCCGTCGGGCAAGGAACTGCGCAACGGTGCAACCGGCACCGCCTATTCGGACGAGATCGGCTTCACGATCGCGGCTGGTGGCACCGCGTTCGTCGCCGGCGACGGCTTCACGATCACCGTCGCGGCCGGCTCGGCGCAGTGGCAGCCCTACACGTCGAGCACGCCGGCGCAGAACCTGGCGATCCTCTACAATCGGGTCGTCGTGCCAGCGGGTAGCTCGAAAAAGGTGACGGTGATCACGCGCGAATGCGAGGTCAACCGCGCCGAGCTCGTCTGGGATCCCTCGATCGCCGCCGCTGGCGGCATCACCTCGGCCGCCGGCGGCGGCAACGTCGGCAATGGCACGATCGGCTCGCTGTCCATCGTCTCGGCCGCGGTGCTCGGCAACATCTATCCGCCCGTTCCGGCCGGCATCTACACGATCACCGCTGAGTCGGCGCTGGAGTTCGCGGTGTCGGACCCGACGGGTGAGGTCCTCGGCACGGTTGGCGTCGGGGAGGCCTTCTCGAGCGAGATCGGTTTCACGATCACCGCCGGCGGCACGGCCTTCGCGGAGGGCGACTATTTCACGGTGACGGTGACCGAGAGCTGCCAGGTGCAGGCACTCGCCGCTCTGGCCGCCGCCGGCATCATCGCGCGCTAACGGGGGATATTGGCATGTCTGGAAGTCTTGGTGGCGGGACGATACTCAACGTCTTCCGCAACGACGCATTCACCAGCGTCAGCCTGACGGAGGCGATCGAGCGCAACCCCTACAAGCCCGACGGGCTTGGGGCTCTGAAGCTCTTCGAGCCGAAGCCGATCCGCACCAAGGCGCTCGCCGTCGAGCAGCGACAGGGGCGCCTGGTGATCATTCCGACCAGCGCGCGCGGTGCACCGCCGATAGAGCGCATCACCGAGAAGCGCCAGGCGCGCTATTTCGAATGCCCGCGCATCGCCACGGGCGATACGGTCTATGCCTCGGAACTCATGGATGTGCGCGAGTTCGGGACCGAGAGCGTGATGATGCAGATCCAAGCGGAGGTCGCACGCCGCCTCAACGGGCCGACCGGCCTCACCAGCAACGTCGAATATACCTGGGAGCGCCATCGCCTCGGCGCGATCCAGGGGCTCCTCCTCGATGCGGATGGCACCGTGCTGTTCAACTGGTTCCAGGAATTCGGGATCGATCAGCCGGTCGAGGTCGGTTTCAACCTCGGGCAGGCCAATCCCCCAGACGGCGCACTGCGGACGATTTGCAACCAAATTGTCCGCGGCATGACGCGAGCCGGCCAGGGCGCTTTCACCG